GTCGAGCCATAGTGGTATGTGGTCTCAGGCACAAACACGGCGCTATCAGAATAGAAGTCAGGCGCAATTAATCCAGACTTGCTATTCAGGTATGCCTCGACCGTTTCAATCTGTGTAGATGTCAGAACAATATCAAACGCCATCGCACCATAACAGTTACCATCAAACGCAGCCAAGCCGCCGCCCAGTTTGAATGTGTAATTCCCAAAATTGCCGCCGCCGGTATCGCCAGCAACGTAGTTTGTCAGATCGAATTGGCCGCCAGCAAATCGCAGTGTAGGGTTTTCTGTCGTGTGTGAGTCACCGGCTAGATTAAGTGTTGCTGATACGGTAGCAACGGATGCCTCAAGGCTTGCAGTACCACGCGCACCGAAAGCAGAATTGCCACTGCGATACAGCAAAGCGCCGCCAGTTAACACGCCAAGGTCAAACGCCCCGGCATCGGATGTCACAGTGCCAAGCGACATGAGCGAGCATTCACCGGCTATTGTTGGGTTGTAAGTAGCCGCAAGCGTCATGGTATCGGTTGCGCTGAAGTCAATTGTCGCCGACAGGAACTGAGTGCCATCAAACGCCAGATAGTAATAACCAAGCGCGTCTTGCTCTAGTGTTGGGCGAAAAGCCCCTGTTTCTTGCGTCAAATGGTTTTCAAATGGCGATTTGTCGAGGATTTTACCTACAGGCTGACCCGCAGCTGTGACAGGTGTTGTCCCGGCAGAATCCTGAAACATAGTGGAAAAATCAGACGGGTCATACCAAAAGCCCTGTGTGGCAGAGCGGAATATCGGCAGCAATCCACCAGCCGACGGAACTCCAATCCTACGACCGCTAAACCTGCGACCGGATAGCCTGTTGCCGGATATCATTACCGGTTAACGCCTGAGAAATTATACAGGAATGTACCATTGCCGCCTGAAAGCGTCCACTTGAACTCGATCATGCGGCCATCAATATCGGTGTATGTAACCTGTGCATCCGATCCCGCAGCATCGTATACAATCGCCACGCCATCAGCATCCAGCACAGCTTCAAATCCATCCATGCCAGCCGGTCTTCCTGTCAGTGTTGCAGTGCCAGCCGTCGCTGTACCTTTGCCGATGCTGGCCTGGTGCGAGCTGGCAACGGTTGCAACCTCGACACGCACAGGAGAATCGGATTGCTCCATCACGCCACCGAGATCGCCGCCTGTTGAATATAATGGATCATTTTGTACTGACATTATGCGTACCTCTTATGAAATCTGTTCGATGAAAACTTCAGAATATATTTCGTTAATGCCGAAACTACAGGCAGCCCCGAAACCATTGGTATTTTTTGTCGAGCTGCAACGGTGCTGCAATTCAAATACTTTTGATCCTGATACTGTCAATACTCCCAGCACGGTAGAATCAGTCTGCACCGGATCAGTGCCGGTGCCTGATGTGTTGGATGTCGAGCCAATTAATTCATCCACGGTATCTGTGATATTGACCAGTTTTGTCTGGTGTTTTGCAACATGGAATCCCGGTGCGCGTGCGGATACCTTGTAAGTGCCAGCTGCCAGCGTGATCTGGTTCGATGCCAGTGATGCGCCTGCAATGGTATTGGTCACAACGGTATTGAGCGTGCGGGTACGCCATGCAGATGCTGCAAACGATCCACCGTTTGAACCGGATGCTTTCACATCGCGCACGTGCAGGATGCTACTAGATCCGCTGCCCGCTGTGGCTGCGGGGTTATTCAGCACGTATTTATCCAGCACTGAGTCGTATGTCAGCAGCATGTAGAAACCAGCGCCGGGAATATCGTTCAATGCAAGCGCGGCATTGCTGCCTTTTACTATGGTTTTTGCTGTCAATCCATCGACTGCCAGCGTCGGGGTAGATGTTGCATTTGCTGCACCAGCCCGTACGATCATGAATTTGCCATCACCGAGCGCGGTAGTGGCAGGGGTAAATGCTGCGGTTATCGCGTCAGATGTGCCGCCCGCAGTCGTGAACAGGATTGATACGTTTTTAATAGCTGTTTTGAGGTATCCGGCCAGCGTAGCAATTGCCGTGCCGTCGGTAATGTTATTGCTTTGCGAGTCTGCCATGAACTGCGCAACGGCAGCGGCGATGGTGGATGTCTGAAGCAATACCTTGTTTTCCAGCTCTGCCCGCGCAATCGATCCGGGATCATGGCCATCCGTCCGGTCTGCATCGGCAGAATATGCGGCTTGGCTGAGGATTTCAGCACCCGATGCACTGCCTGCAAACTGTAGAATCTCATTTGTTGCCATTTGTCAAGACCCTGTATAAGTGATTGATACGCCAGCTGGTTTGATAGGTATAAGCCCCTGTATCAATATAGCCTCTTTTATGGGCGTGAAATCAGCGATAGTATACAAAACTTCCATCGTCATGTCTTGATTATCGATAACATCAATTACAACGCCTGGAAATGCTGCATCCAGAATGGCATAAATCTCAGGGATTGAACCGCTGGAATTGTTCGCCAGAATCTTTGCCTTGATCAGCACGCGATAATCAGCGTCCGGCAGATCAGTCAGCCCGGTAGTCGGGTCGAACTCTCCTTTCCACACGCCACTATTCCAGCCCTCTGCGACCGTGGTATTCCATGAAAAATACACGCCAGCTATTGGCACAGGCACGCGCCGACCAATCCCGACCCACTGCCCGATCCAATCCAGCTGCACCCCACGCGCGGTATCTATCGTGGTCGCTGTGATGGCAGTCGTTTCCATTGACTGCAATCCACAGAATGGCTCGACAGCAATCCCGACAGTCGCGGCAAAGTTTGGTTTATCAGCGTGTTGGCTGATAATCAGACCGGTGTAATCTGCCTCTGTGCGGGCGGTCATTTATATCACTCCCAGCCGTAGATTGGCTGCCATACGAAGTTAATCACCTGTGATGCCGTAGCAGTACCCGCCAAAAACTTACCCACAAGCTGGACAAACTCGCCGGGGTTTACGAATACCGGCGCATCGCCGAGATCAACCACGATGCGCCCAGCTTGCGGCTGTGCTCCGATAGCTGCACCGATAGGCCACGCTGCAATTCCCATAGGAATACGGCGCGGGGCTTTTGCAGCAGCCGCTTCAGCAGTTGCCAGCGATACGGCTGTGTGACCAAACGCCAGCGAAAACTGTATCACTGTGGCAGTCGTTGCCACTGCTGCGCCAAGGTTCACCAAATCAATATATGCACCACGCAACACCAAGCGGCGACCCTGCACGTTTGCTGTGCCGGCCGGTACTTGATAGCTTCCCCAGATGCCATCTGTAGCAGCTGCAACAGCTGCTGTTACCGCGCCCTGCCCGCCTAGACCGGCTGGTAAGTTTGCAGTCAATGCAGTGTTTGATGGGGCTGCCGCTGTCGGGTTTGTGCTGTTTGCATACGATGCAAGCGAACCCATCGTGCCGCCAGACAATCCCTGATAGCTGCCGTACACACGCTGCCCAAGGATGGAGGCGGTTTGTGCAATATTCGGACCACCTATTGACACTGTGTAATCATTCAATACAAACGACAGTGCAGCACCAGCCGCGCCACCGGTAATGGCATGGCGTACAGAGAACGGCAGCGATGAAGACATGCACGGTTGACCCTGACCCACTGGGGTTTCAAGTGATGCATACAGCACGCCGTTTATCCAGAACTCTACTTCGCGTTCATGAATTGCAATAATAAACTGGTATTTTTCATTATTGTTATACGTGAAACCAAAAACGCCTGTCTGTGTTTCTGTGCCGTTTGAGTTGATAACACCAAATACGCCAGCACTGGTAAGCCTGAAATAAACACCATCAGCAGGCGCATACGGGTTTGTGGTTGCAGGGCGAAACATGCCGAAGTCAACGATGGTGTTAGTAACTGGCTGCTGGTTAAAACTGCCCTCGATCTCGCAATACAACTGCGACGCGCCAATTATCGGAAACTCTGCATAAGTGCTAAATTGCGTGCCGGTAGTGATGGTAGTAATGTTGCCGCTGTTTGTGGTGAGACCGGCAGCACTCCAGGCATTCGTCATAGTGGTGTTGCGGTAGTTGTACTTGCCAGTATTTTGCGCGGTATAGTTGAATGTCTCGCAGTCGAAAACCGCTTCCATTGAAACACGCAACCGGTAATCATCGTCTGTTTCTGGTGATTCCAGATAAGGCGTGCCTGTTTTTGATCCGGTATCATTTTCTGAAAACATGCGGATTGCGCCAACACGTGATGGCGTAGATGCATCAGGCAATGCAACCTTGGCATTACCGCTTGCATCTCCTGTTAATTCGGTTGCGCCCGAACCAAAAGCAATTTTTGCACCCATTTTATACCCCTAAACACATGACTGAATAAATGCCCTTCGCTTCCGGTTGGGAATAGAGCGTTACTGTAAAACCTGTAGCATTAACGATATCGCTA